GCCACGAGTCGAAAGCGGCCCTGACGCAAGAGCCGCAGCCGGCAGATGCACGGCTCGACGCACCAAAAATACTCACCGGCCTGGCCCTCGCGACCTGGAAGCGCCGAGCGCCGCAACTCGCGGACATGGGCGTCTTCTGCGACGTGGACCGCGACACGCTGGAGCGCTACTGCCTGATCTATGAACTCTTCATCGAAGTCTGGCGGACGCTCAAGGCCGAGGGCAGCGCCCCAGCGACGACCGTCACTGGCGGCAAGAAGGGCAACCCAGACGTTGCGGCCCTACGCGGATACGCGGCCGACCTCCTGGCCATCGAACGAGAATTTGGGATGACTCCATCCAGCCGAACAGGACTCGTTGCAAGCAATGGGAAAAAAGAAATCGACCCGCTCGATGCGTTCCTCCGCGCCAGCTCGTGACATCGAGCAGCGGCCCGAGGCAGTCGACGGCTACACCTACGACCAAGCCAAGGCCGACCGTGTGATCACGTTTGTCGAGACGTTCTGCTCCATGTCCAAGGGCGAGTGGGCCGGCAAGCCCATGAAGCTGCTCGACTGGCAGAAGCGCGACATCATCGAGCCACTATTCGGCTGGATGGACGCTCAAGGCAGGCGGAGGTACAGGACGGCGGCGATCTACACGCCAAAAAAGAACGGCAAGAGCACGATGCTCTCAGCACTCGCGATCTACTTCCTCCTGGGCGACCAAGAGCCCGGCGCCGAGGTCATATCGGCGGCCTCGGACAGGGCTCAGGCGGGCATCATCGCAAGGGAGGCGGCCCAGATGGTGCGGGCCAGCCCGCACCTCAGCCGCGTACTGGAGGTGATCGACAGCCGGAACACGATTCTCCACAAGCCAACCGGCTCGCGCTATACCGTGATCAGCGCCGATAGCTTCCGTGCGGAGGGCTTAAACGCCTCGGCGGTGCTGCTGGACGAGACGCATGCCCAGCGAGATACCAAGCTCTACGACGCGCTGCGCTACGCTGGAGCCTCCAGACGATCGCCGATGGTGATCAGCATCAGCACGGCCGGCTATGACCGACGACCGACGGCACTGTGGTGGCAGCTGTGGCAGTACGCGGAAAAGGTGATGGCCAACCCGGCCCACGATCCCGGGTTCTTCGGCCGGATCTACCGTGCCGACGAAGACCCGGCGAAATGGTTCGAAGAGGAGCAGTGGTTCAAGGCAAACCCGAGCCTGGGCCACACGATCTCGCTCGACAGCTTCCGGGCCGACGCAGTCCAGGCCCAAAAGAATCCGACCAGCCTCAACCAGTGGGCGCGGTATCGGATCAACGTTCCGACGGAGACCGACAAACGCTGGTTCTCGCCGGAAGTGTGGGCCGCCTGTGGCGAGCAGCCGCACCCGTTGGAGGGCCGGCCGTGCTTCCTCGGCCTCGATCTCGCGAGCAACCGCGACTTTACGGCCGCCGTGGCGGTCTACTCCGGCCCCGACGGCGTGTACGACATCGAGCCCATGTTCTGGTTCCCGGAGGATGCCGTAGCAGAGCGCGAGGCCAAGGATCGTATTCCGATTTCTCAGTGGATCCGTGAAGGATGGGTGCGCACCACGCCAGGCGTCCGGCTCGATCACGACACGGTCGCGGCGGATCTCGTGTCATACGCGCGGACGCACAACGTCCGGAAGATCGGCGCCGACCCGTGGAACCTGGGCTCGATCGCCTCAAAACTTCAATCGGAGGGGATCGAAGTGGTAGGAATTGGCCAGAACACGGGTTCAATGTCCGCGCCGAGCAAGCTCTTTGAATCGCTGCTTTACGAGAAGCGGATTCGGCATGGCGGGAATCCCGTACTCGCATGGATGGCTGGGAACGTCGCGCTTTACACGGACTCAGGCGGAAATATCAAGCCCGACAAAGGCCGAAGCACGGAAAAAATCGATGGCATCGTCGCAACAATCATGGGGCTGGCTCTCGCGTCCACTTCAGACGACGACGGACTGGTGGACTGGTCGATCAGCGTCATCTGACGGCGACGACGAGCAGGCCGTGTGGCATCCCGATGATGTCGTGACGCTCCGGGCTCTCGACGCACTGGCCCCGCAGTACTGGGGCATTGAGCCGATGGACCGTCTGACGGCACAGACTGCCGTCAGGGTCACGGCGATCCTCGCCTGCCTTCGGTTCATAGCACAGTCGATCGCCTGCATGCCGGTCGAGATCCTGCACACGGGCGACCGAAAGAAGCGGCCGGCGACCGATCTCCCCTGCTATCCCGTGCTCACGCGCCAGCCGAACGGGTTTCAATCGACCTACTCGTACATCGAGCAGGTCGTGTTCCATACCGGGCTCTACGGAAACGCCTTCTCGAAGATCGTGCCAGGGGATCGGGGCTTTTGCACGCAGCTGATCCCGCTCCATCCGAGCCGGATGATCACTCGACGCCTCTCCGACAACAGCCTGGAGTATCTCTACCAGGACGCCTACGGCCGCCAAGAGACTTACAGCCAAGATCAGGTCGTGCACTACCGCTGGCTCTCGGACAACGGCTACCTTGGCCAGATGCCGGCCGACCTGTGCGGGACCAGCGTGAGCCTGGCCCGAAAGCTCGACATCGCGGCCTCCGCGTACTGGGACAACTCAGCCCGGCCCGACATCGTGCTCGAAACCAGCGAGCGGATCCCAGAAGAGGGAATGCAGGCCCTGAAGGGCGGCTGGCGCGACGCGTACGGGGGGCCGAGGAACCGGGGCAAGGTCGCAGTGTTGCCGAAGAGCGTCACGGCCAAGACGCTTGAAGGAAATTCGCTTGAGGCGTCCCAGTACATGCAGCAACGGCAGGCGATCGTGGGCGAAATCGCCCGCATCTTCGGCGTTCCCAGTACGTGTATCGGCGACACCGGGGCCATGAAGTGGTCGACCGTCGAGCAGGAATTCATCTCCGCTCAGGTGTTTTGCCTTCTGCCGTGGCAGCATCGCATCGAATCGGCGATCGACATCTCGATCCTCGGCCACTACGGGCCTGATATTTACAGCAAGCTCGACAATCGCGGCCTGCTTCGGGCCGACACTGCCGGCCGTGCGCAGCTTTACCAGACGCTGTTCAACATGGGCGCGATCACGCCCAACGAGATCCGCGAGTTTGAGGATCTGCCGCAGCTTGACGAGCCGGCCGCCGACGAGACCTACATGCAGCTGGGATTCTCGACGCTCAAGGCCGCAGCAGCCCAGGGCCAGCAGGCCCCGGCCCCAGCAAGCCTGCCGGCACCAGCGCCAGACCAGCCAGCCGATCTCCCGTCCGAGCCAGCTAATCCCCTCATGAGCGGAGCAGACGATGTCATCGTCTTTTGAACGTCGATTCTTGATGCTCGGTGAAATGCCTAAGAAATTGGCCTTCGTGAAGTCGCGCAGCAGCGCGGGGAACATGAAGTTCCGGGGCTACGCCGCCCGCTACTCCTCGACCTCGAACGACCTCGGGGGATTCCGGGAGATCCTCGCCCCTGGTGCATTCGACAAGGTGCTTGCGCGTCGGTCGAAGCCCGATGTCGTGCTGACCTACAACCACAACTCCGACATGCTCCTGGCTCGTACCAGCTCTGGTACGCTCCGGCTGGCGAGCGACGAGAAGGGCCTCCGGTTCGACGCGGACGCACCCGACACGCAGCTGGCCCGCGATCTGGCGACGCTGATCCGACGCGGCGATCTGACTGGGGCAAGCTTCGCCTTCACCGTGTCACCCTCGGCCGAGTCCTGGACGACCGACGAGCGTGGCCAAGCCATCCGCACGATCCGCGAGGTCCAAGACCTCTACGACGTTTCAATCGTGGCCACCCCGGCCTATAGCGCGGCCTCAGTCGGCCTTCGGTCGCTGGAGCGGTGGAGGCAGGCCCGTGGCGTGCTTGTGCCAGCCCAGATTGACGACCAGGGCGACGGCGAGGCGGTCGAGCCTGTCGTGGGATCTGGCCTGACGATCTCGATCGACTACGACCAGACCTTCACCGAGGCCCCCGGCCTGTGGCTGTCGTTCATCGATGAGGCCGTGGAGCTAGGGAACACGGTGATCATGACGACCAGGCGGGAAGACAACGACGCCAACCGGGCCGAGCTGATGTCGGCACTGGGCGGCGACTCCGACGTGGCGGCTGTCGTGTTCGCTGGCCCCGACGCTCTCAAGCGGGACGCGGCCAGGGCCGCCGGCTACGAGGTCGACGTGTGGATTGACGACACGCCGGCCACGGTCGATGGCCCGTTCGTCCGATCACTCAGCGCATCCGCACAGCTCGCGGCGGCGCGTGCTCTCGGGTCGCTGGCTATCGCGAGGCTCCGATCCCATGTCGCTGGCTAAGTGCCGCAGCTGCGGCGAGAGGATGCGTGTCGATTCCTCGAGGCGGTGCGGGGACATGCAGATCCAGTACGTGGCCTGCACGCAGTGCCAGGAGCGCAGAAAACGGGAAGTGCCGATCAGCGAAATCTGGGCCAAGCCGAGAAAAAGATGATTTCGTCCGCTCCAACCACGATTGCCGCGAACCTGTTCGACCTGCCGCAGAAGGTCCGGGCGTTCATCGGCGCCTCGATGTCGGCAGCCGCTGGCGGGCTGACCGTCGCGGGCTTCGCTGAACTCACGATCGCATTGCTCCGGGTCGTGATCCACACCGCCGACTCACTGCCCGCCGGCAATGCCGAGAAAAAGGCGTGGTGCGTCCAGGCCGTGGCGGACCTGTTCGACGCGACGGCCGACGGATGCGTCCCGCTCCCGCTCAAGCCGGTCTGGTGGGCACTGCGGTCGACAATCCGAAGCCTCGTCCTGCTGGCGGCCGGCGGCGCCGTCGAATCACTCCTTCCCTTGGTCAGGATGGCATCACAATGACATACATCGCCCTGATGGTCGCAGCGGCGGCCGTTTATTTCTGGCCGCAGCTGCGA